AAGAAAGAGAGCACAGCTCCTGAGGTAGTAGAAGGATATCAATCCTTTAGCACCCCATTTATGCCTGTTGGCCCTGGTAATCTTACTCTACCTTATGTAGATAGTAGGTACAGTGCTAATATGTGGCAGAATTTTGGGGCTGATAATCTCTACCCTAGTCTACTTAACCAAATGTACTACGCTAGCCCCTTACATGGTGCTATTGTGGACTTCAAAACTAATGCAGTGATAGGTGGTGGCTTTGCACTTAAGACTGATTTACTAACTACTGTAGAGAAATTAGAGCTTTATACTTTTGAAAGGAAAATTAATCTTAAGCATATAGTAAAGGCAGTCACTAAGCAGCTCATCATCCATAATAGAATATACTTTAAGATCTGTTATGGTCAAGGCAAAAAGATTACTAGGATAGAGAATGTATCCCCTGAGAAAGTAAGAGTAAGTGCAGATAAGAGAATGTATTTTATTTGTGATGACTGGTCACGTAGGATAGGCATACAAGAGATAAAGCCATACCATATAGCTAACACTGACTATGAGCAGTTATACTGCTATGAAATTAAGTCTATAGGGCAGGATCACTATTCACTACCACAATATACAAGCTGTCTTAATTTTGCGTTTCTCTCAGGTGAGCTAAGCTACTTTGCAAAGTCTAATATCCAAAATAGTATTTTTCCATCTTTTGCTATGATGTTCCCTAAGAGACCACAAAGTGAGGAAGAGAAGCACATGATCAAAGAAACTATTGACAGGATGAAAGGAGCTGCTAATGCAGGTAAAGCTGTAGCGTTCTTTGCCAATTCTGCTGAGCAGTTACCTAAGATAGAAGCCATGCCTACTAATGGTAATGATAGCCTATTTCAAGAAGCTTCACAGCTAAACACTGAGCAGATTTGCTTTGCCCACACAATAGATCCTATCTTAATGGGTGTACGTACTACAGGATCATTAGGTGGTGGTGCAGATATTAAGCAGGCTTATGTGATCTTTGAAAAGAATGTAGTAATGGAGCTTAGATCATGTGTACAGCATATCTTTAACGAGTTACTAACAATCTCTAAGATTCCTGCGGAGTTTACTATCAATAACTTCCAAGTAATTAATGAGAATATAGTAGAGCTAGAAGGTGATACTTCTAAGACTAATGATGCACTAAACTCACTTAGCCCATTGGTAGCTACCAAAGTATTAGAGACAATGACAATTAATGAGGTGAGAGCCTTAGCATCCCTTCCTCCTATTGAGGGTGGAGATATCACATCTGCAGCAGCTGCTGCTGTAGTAGCAACCCCTATAACACCCATTGTATAATGCTATACTTCATAACAGAAACTTATTTAAAAGTTAATACACCTATTACTGCTAATGTGGATGTAACAGATGTAACACCATACATAGCTACTCAGGCAGCACTAAGAGTACAGCCTATTTTAGGCACTACTTTCTATAACTATATGCTAACTCAGTATAATGCTCAGACACTTAACCCTGATGAGGTAGATCTAGTAGAGTTTATTCAACCTGTAATTGCATGGAGATCTGCAGAGGATGCTGTTTTCGGATTAACCTACCAACTTAAAAATAAAGGTTTGCAAACACAATCAGGAGATTATTCTGCTAGTGTATCTCGTAATGAGGTAGCCTTTGGAATGGAGCATTATGCACAAAAGGCATCATTCTTTGAGCAGAGACTTATTAGATGGCTCCTGGTGAACAGGGCACTCTTCCCTCAGTTCATATCTACCACTAATCAGGATACAGATCTACGGCCCATGTTTAATAACTGCAGCTGCATCAATCAATGGCAAACAACTTGCTTAGGTACCTGTGGAACCTTTAGAGAGAATGGATATAATAACTCTATTTTAATACTCTAATGAAAGTACAATTATCTATCTTACTATCTTCTATTCAAAAATCATCCCTACAATTATTAGCAGTGGTATCTACTTTCTTTTTACCTATTACAGGGATCTTATTTTTAATTGGTTTTGCCATTGTGGTAGATACGCTAACAGGTATATGGAAGGCTAAGAAATTAGGCATACCTATTACATCTCGCAAGCTATCAGCTATCATATCTAAATTAATGCTATATGAAGTGGCTGTTATTTTATTCTATCTTATAGATAGGTTTATTCTCAATGATATTATTTTAACATTCTTTAGTGTACCTTTAATGCTAACAAAAATACTATCTCTAGTATTAGTAAGTATAGAGGTGATAAGCATATCAGAAAATTACAAGGCAGTGAAAGGTATTGATTTGTGGCAGGCTATGAAGCTATTATTTGCAAGAGCTAGAGATATTAAGCAGGATATAGATACAATAAAATGATAAGAAAACTATTTAAGTATTTGAACTTCCTACAGCAGGAGAAGATTAAAGCCATGATTTATAGATCATGAAATACGCTGCATACATATTAGCTGTGTTCAGTATCTTAATGATATTTGAGCACTTCCTACTAAAAAAAGAAATTAAATTTTTAAAAGATGAGCTATACAAGAGAGCAGATTCAGACAGCAGTCAAGAGTAAAGGTTACGTATGGTTTGACAGCCCTAAAGACTATGATGTAAACATTGTAGGAGTAAGAAACTTAAAGCCAGGTAAGAAGGTTACCAATGAATTTGATGATGTGATCACTGTATCCTATAAACTAATGGGAGTATGGCAGTATCATGAGTGGAAAATTACCACTGATCCTGGTAAGAAACCTACTGAAATATTAAGGCAGTCTAAAGGAGTGGCGAGATTAAAGCCAGGGCAGTATAGAGGGGTGTATAGTGTCTCTTTACATAATGGTAAGTATGAAGCTCTTTGCCAACGCTTAGGTAATGTTACTGTATACAGGGATAACAATAAGGATACTACCTATGATGAGAAGGTAACTGAGACAGGGTATTTTGGGATTAACATCCATCGCTCAAGCATATACAAAGACCCTAGCTATGTAGATTATTTCTCAGAAGGATGCCAGGTGTTTAGGTATAATGCAAATTTTGTAGAATTTATGAAGATCATTAACAAATCAAAGGCTGCTTTTGGCAATAAGTTTACATATACTTTAATTGAGCTATGAGGCTCTTACTACCCCTTATAGTACTAACCCTACTATATGGCTGTTCAAGTGCTAAGAAAGCACAATACCACTATAAGAAGGCACTTAAGCATGGGCTAGAGATAGTACAGGATAGTGATACTATTAGAATCATCTCAGTAGATAGCTTTGCAGTGATACGAAATGATACGATTATATGGGAGAAGGTGATAACCACAAAAGATACTATCATTAGTTTTAAGAATGTCTACATTCCTAAGACTAGGTATCAGACAAGAATCGAATATAGGTATAAAACTAAACTACTAAAGCAGGATGTACTGAAATATAAGTACATATATAGAGAAGCTAAAGAGCAGCGTAAAGCTGTACAGATAACTAAGTCCAAAACTAATTGGATGCTGTTACTATGGGGGTTCCTTGCAGGAGTACTACTGTCATTCGTCACTAGACTATTAATAAAACTTTATTTATGATCAAACATTGTAAAAATGTGCATGAGCTTACCCTTGATAAGCCCTGTGTTCAAATTGCTATGCTCTCAGATTTGCACTGGGATAACCCTCACTGTGATAGAGAGATGATAAAGAGGCACCTAGATTATTGCTTAGAGGAAGATATACCTGTGATGATCAATGGTGATATGTTTTGCTTAATGCAAGGTAGAGGTGATAACAGGCGTAACAAGTCAGACATAAGACCTGAACACAATAACGCAAAGTACTTAGATTCTATAGTAGAAACTGCTGTAGATTGGTTCCTGCCCTATGCTCACATCATTAAATTGGTAGGATACGGTAACCATGAGACAGCTATAATTAAATTTCAAGAGACTGATATACTGCAGAGATTTGTGGACCTTCTAAACTATAAGGCAGGATCTAATATTCAGACAGGTGGTTATGGTGGATGGTTTATAATTAAGCAGGCATCAGGATGGGGTACATCCTACACTACTAAGATCAAATACTTTCATGGATCAGGTGGTGGTGGTATAGTTACCAAAGGTGCTATCAATTTAACAAGGGCCTTAGAGCTTTATGAAGGCTTTGAAGTTTTTTCTATGGGCCATATACATGAGAACTCCTGCAGAAATGATGTAAGAGATACAGTAGAACAAACCCCTAAGACAGGATACTATTTAAAGCAAAAGCATCTACACCTAATGCTCACAGGTACCTACAAAGAAGAGTATGGAGATGGCTCCCAAGGGTGGCATGTAGAGAGAGGAGCTCCCATTAAGCCATTAGGTGGCAGGATTCTTACCATAAAATTAGTTAGGGGTACTACAGGTGATAGATTAGTAACAAAATATATTGATTCACATAAGTTTAATTTGTAATTTTTTACATATATTTGCATCAGGTTTCGTATTAGAGACCAGGCCCCTCTGTATCTTTGGTTAGTTTGGCAGGGGGGCTATTTTTTTGCCAAAATTTGTGACAGAAATGTCAAGTAACAGGTGTAAGAAACTTGACTTTTTATACATGAGGACTTAGTCAGGTGTAAACAATGCTAAAATTTACCTATGAGGTTGGTATAAGGTTGGTTATAGTTAACATAATAGCTGTAATGGTGGCATAATGTAAGATATAGCTAACATATTAACTAAGTATATTTAAGGTTATGCCCTTACTCCTTATTTAGAATCATTATTGATAACGCTAAAGTTGTAAACAATTCATTGTAAGTGCGTATATTTGTCCATAACCAATAAAAACTAACCAATGACAACAGAACAAATGACAGCAACCATCCTAGCCTACTCAGTAGAGCTTAGAGATGAGTACAATGAGATGGCGAGGGTATGTGGATACAACGACCCAAGTGCTCAGAGACTACAAACTAAATACACTACAGTATTATTACTAATCGAAAAACTAGGACTAGATGAGAACTATTGAGATAATACAAGGCATTTTTGCCTTTGCAATACTTTGGGTAGGGATGTACTTTGCCTGTTATTTATAATAAAAAAATAGAAATTATGGAAAATGAATATATAATAGACTACAAAGATAAAGGATACCTTACAATATGGTGGGGATCTGATGATGGTAGTATAATTTACACCGTTGAATTTCAATGTTACTTTATTGAGGAGGGTGTATATGAGGCACTGGTAATAGACAGCTACCAAACTACACCTAAGTACAAACTACTATACCCACTAACTAATAAAGAGCTAAAAGAAACTACAGAGATGGTAGAGGAGTGGTTTTATAATAATTCAGAATGTATCTAAATATGGAAACTATGACAAAAATAGTGCGGTCTCAAAATGCGACCACAGATAACCAATTCACCCCTACCACTTTTAGCCTTAAAAGGAAGATGCTATGGTGGAGAGAGCAGAGCTCTATAGATGACAAAGGTGGCAGCTTCAACTTGGAGCTGTACCTTGACTACTTAAGTGAGCAAGATTTTAACGAAGTAAAACAAGAGAAATGATGACAGCAGTAGAATGGTTGTTAAATATGATTGACTACAACCAACAAATGTTAGGCATTAAAGAAATTATTGAACAAGCCAAAGAAATGGAGAAGCAACAGATATTTGAAAGCTATTGTCAAGGGTGTTTTGATATTACTCAAGATGAAGATATTTTTCCAAGAGAAACAGCTGAAGATTACTACAATGAAACCTATAAACCTGAGACCAATGAAGAGCTATAAAGTAACCTTTAATTATTTTGAGGGTGAAAAAAAGATGATAGGCACGAGGATCTTAGAGGCATTAGATAGAGATCATGCAATTATGCTAATGGCTATGTGGCCAAAACTAATACTTAAAGTAGAAACGATATGAAACACAAATTTAATTACAATTGGAATTTAAAAGATACAATTTTTACAAAAGATAAGGGTAAAGTTTTTAGCTGTTTTGCCTGTGGTGGTGGATCTACTATGGGCTATAAACTTGCAGGCTTTGATGTTATAGGGCATAACGACATTGATAAAAAAATGATAGAAGTATATAAAGCAAATCATAACCCTAAATTTTCCTACTTAGAAAGTATTACAACTTTTGCTAAAAAAAAAGATTTACCTAAGGAATTATATGAACTTGATATTTTAGATGGATCACCTCCATGCAGCAGTTTTTCAATGGCAGGCAATCGTGAAAAAGAT